AATAATAAAAGATAGTTTATCTTTTTTAGTTATTGTCTAAAAACCTACAATCTATGCGAGTATTTTAAAATGCAATTAAAAGTTGCACAACTTGGGGTTGAGGGGGGTTTTTTGACAGCGGAGTAATCGAGATACCCTTTCATATTTTTTTAAAAAAAGTATTTGACAACTACGTAAATCACCGTAAAATAGACATATAGGACTATATTAGTGGTTAGTCTCCAGCTGGTATACTACTAGTAACTACTTGTATTGGAACTAGTATAACACTTATAACTAACTAATATAACACTTATATAGTAACTAGTAGTAGTCTATTATTAGTATCTATTAGTGGTTAGTTATATCTTTATCCAATTATCCCTATTTGTCTTCCTACCTACAGCGTGTTCCATAAACCTATCTAGTTCAGCTTGTAGCTTCCTATCTTTGAAATCCTCTACTTGTCTTGTACTGTCTACTGCCAGTTGCTCAATCCAGTAGGCTACCCCTATTGCCAAAGCATCTAGTCTATCGTCATTACGTAGACAACCACGATCTTTAGTGATTCTAGTTAATTGGTAGAACAGTTGGTAGTGTGGGTCGTTTGTATCAAAGTCAGCCCTAATAAGCTGTGGGCTAACAATTAGTCGGTGTTGGTTAAGTAATGGTTCTAAGGTATCTATTATTCTTAGTTCCTTTTGCTTAGAGTGACTAACTTCCTCAATAGTGACTGGGTGGTATTTATTAATTACTGGTTTAAGTAATTGTGTAAACATACCATCACCAAAGTTACTCTCAACAATAACCATATTAACTTCAGCATCTCTAGCCATCTTAGCTAGGGTTATTAGATTACCTTCACTATAACCACCTTGTAGTCCTTTACAAGTGTGTAGGTATAGGTTTCCATTTAGTTGTTTGATTATAGCAACACCTAGTTCATCACTACCTCTACCACTAGGGTCTATCGCCATAACAGAACCTTTATAAGCATCAAACTCTGTAGATACAAACATAGGTTTATGATACTTGTCCCCTGTAAATCCGACACTAGGTAAATCATCACAAACATATTCTTGTGTCCCAGCCCAAGCTAACTGTACTGGGGCTACTTTATTGTCTATATCCATAACTATTAGATCAGACAATTTAAGTGGGAATCTTTCTTTGTCGGACAATGTAGTGTCCAACATAAACTGTAAAGCAAACCCAGAACGACCATAAGAGGCTTCTCTTTCCTTTAGGTCTATATCAGTAAATCTTTTAGGGTCTATGGGCTCACCACCAGCTAGATTACTATTAACAACAAACGGAGCTAACCGATTACCATATTTAATAATTCTACTAGTTTCAGGCATACGGGCAGTCCATATACGAACTTCATATCCACGAGTTGGTAACTCGTTATACAAACTCATATCTGACTGAGGTGTACCTAAAAATACAATCTTACCGTTAGGAGATAATACGGCTTCAAATTCTTTTACGCTGTCTGATAATTTATCTCTCATTGTTTGTGTCAATGAGTTGTTTAAACTTTCGCAGTCGTCAGAGATAATGAAATCAGCTCTAGAACCAGTTATCTGACCTGTGATGCCGACAGATTTAACTGAGGGTGCGTGTGATGCTTTAGCCAAAGCTACATCAAAGGAGACATTACTACCCCTTTGGTCAGCTTTGGGTGTAAGGTGTTTTAATATGTCCATCTCACTAATTAATCTTTTAGTGAATGTACTAAAGTCATCTGCTCTGTTTTTAGAAGCAGATACCACCAAGAATTTTAAATTAGGGTTACGCAATAAGTTCCAACAAACAAAGGCACTACAAATCCAAGACTTACCAGCACCTCGAAATGCTTGTATAACACTTCTACGAGGAGCTTTTTGTAAGAAATCAGCTATATCGTATTGGACTGGAGTAGGCTCAATATTTAGGTGTTTCCATACTAAAAATAGGAAATTCCTAAAATCACGTGTAATATCACTCATAGATAGCCTTTATTTCCGATTTAAACGCACGTATATGCGTTATTTAATTGTATTCCTTGTCCTGTACTATATCTTCTAAATCTTCCATTTTAAAGGGCAATTCCTCGGCTAATTTGCCTATTGAATTTCCTTGCTTTGGAATACAGTCTATATTGTTATCTTTTAAGAATTGACGGGCTACGTTTAGGTCAGCACTTTTAACTTCTGGGTCTCTGATTTTATCTAGTAGAGTTTTAGCTAACAACTCGTGTAAATCTTCTAGTGTTTTAATTTTTTCTGACATAATTATTTTTTAACGTTTTTAATTGTACCTTTATTGTATGATGCGTAAAATACTGAACGACCACGTTTAGTGCCATACTGTTTTTGCATAGCTTTTAAAACTTTACGTCCTTTAGTATTTAATGGCATTTACATTCCTTTAGTAGTAAACAACCATAAGCAGTTTTATATATACACATTTATTTTATTATCCAATGTTTTGGTATAACAACTATTTCCCCGAACTCAATACTTCCATCTTCGTCTAAAGAGTACGTAGAAAATGTTTTAATATAATCTTTTGTCTCCTCAAATATCCAACCACTAGTTACACAAGTGGCTGGTTTTAATTCTTTCATTTCTTCTTTGTTTGACCAACCAGTTTTAGATTTAGCATCTAACCAGTATAATTCTCCTTTGATTTTTTTATAAGGAAAATTGTTAGTCATAAAATTATCTTTTTTTAAATTTGTTGCTTTTAATTATTACTTTTTTAAATCTTACTATTCTTTTTTTTTGTTCTTGTTTCCATAACAGTTTAGTTAAATAGTTATTTAATTTATTTATTATAATTGTAAACATATCATTATTTCTTATTAAAGATGTCAAATCGAAGAATAAATCTAATTTTTGTTGTATTAAAGGGTCTCCAGAAAATAAAGACCAAGCCAATAAAACTATAGGTAGGCACACAATAATCAAGACTAACTCGTCTTTCCAACCTTTTTGTTGGTCTTCATATACATCTCGTTTATATTCTATTTCTCCACGAGCCATACGTTCAAAATATCTTCGTTCTGCTTCTGATTCTAATAATTCAGATTGTTTATGGTTTTTATAAATCTCAGCACCAGTTTTAATAACTGTTGGTATTACACTCCACCACATATATATTTATCCTATTATTAACGTTTGTATTGAACTCTAAATTTTCCTCTATTTAATTTTCTAGAAGTTACTCTTAGATTATCTGGCGAATTATTTTGTGGGTTGCTATCTTTGTGGTCTACATCTTTACCATCTCCTTTAGCAACAACTCCACGTGCCATTAAATTTCGTCTAGCTCTATTTCTAGATGCTCTATCTAGTTTAGCCTCTGATGACGACTGATATTTTTGATACTCTAATCTGTAATTTCTACGAGCCATTTTTTCCTAAAAAGTATTGCCATATTGTGAATATAGTTCCTAACATAGCTGCAATTCCTATTAAAACTTTTAAACCACCTTTAGACATAGCAATTTGTTGTTTTAATTCAACTATATCATCACCGTGTTTAGTTATGTCGGTATGTATATGTGCTATTTTAGTGTTCATATCCTTTAAGATATGGACTAAAAGATTATTATTAAATTGATCTTTTCTATTTGTTAAACGTCTTTTTTTAGTTTTCATATTAATTTTAATAGTCGGCTGTGTCTAAACAAGTAACAACCGACTACTTAATATTTAACTAGTCTTCGTCGTCGTCTCCGAAATCCACATCATCATCTTCAAAATCTGTGTCTTCGAAATCGTCTTGTTGATCGTCTACTTTGTCTTTTAACTCTGCCAATTTATCTTCAATTTCTTCAATCAAATCTATAACTGACACTTCTTTTTTCTTTTTTGCCATAGTAGTCGCCTTTTAGTTATTGTTTGTTTATTTACTTTTTGTTATTTTGAAAAAACACTTCTACTGACTTTGACCAGTCTTTAAAAGCGTCCGCCCAAAATTTCTGAATTTGTCCAACATAACTTTCAGTCGCTTTTTTAGCGTCTTCGTATGAAGGTATTTCAAATTTAGGTGTGAACATAGTTGTTTCCTTTTTTGGTTGTTTATTTAAAAATTGTATTTCTTCAAATGTATATGGTATCATATTTATTTTTTAGGAAATCCAGCTTTCATATTTGCATATGCTTTAGCTGATATTGTTGATTTAGACTTAGGTCTAGATATTCCTAGTTTTTTTCTACGGTTAATATTAGCGTAAAGTCCTTGTCTTCCTTTCATATGTTTTATACCTTTATTAAATTAAGATTTTTTATGTCTATTAGCAAAATTTCTAGCAGCTTCTTTAGACGCAAAGCCCCAAGCACGAAGTGCTAATTTTAAACGAGTAGGTCTTCCTTTTTCATCTTGTAAAGAACCTTTCATTCCAGCAAAACGAGCTGCAAAAGAAACTCTACGAGGGTTAACCCCAGACTTAACTGGTGCTTTTAAATTAGAGCCTTCTTTTCTATTAAAGTATGCTCGACCTTTAGCATTTAAACCACCGCTAGGGTTTTGATATACTTTTTTTACCATATTTTACTTGTGTTTTTGTTATTTAAAAGACTTATGGTCTTTTTGAATTTACAAGATGTGCCTGAAGTAACTGTTACGTTATTAGCAACTGCAATATTAATTCCTGTAGAGAATGTTCCTCTAGGTGTTAATGTAACTGTTGTAAAATCAGTTCCGTTATTAGCTGACACTTGTGCAATTAAATCTGTATTTAATGTAGCTGTACCTGCATTGTTTTTATAAAGAACAACAATCCCCATTTTAGATACTGTTGCTGGAGCAGTTTGAGATACTGATGTAAAGTTACCTGTGGCATTAACTGTTTGTACGGCCACAGTTCTTACTGAAGGTAAAGTTGTTGGAACAGTTATTGAAGCACCACTATATTTTGCGTAACCTACATCAAAATATAAAGCATCTAAATTCTGTTCTAAAGAATCTCCTACATTAGAAAATCTTATTAAACTAAAAGCTGAAGATTGAGAAAAATTACCAACTCTTGTTCCATCTATATATATAGAAATAGTACCTGA